ACTAATTCTGTTTTCATTACGCATCTCGTCTTTTCATTTCTTCAAACTTATCCAGGATGGTAACTGTTTTAGATGCGTGATCAAATCTCACATTGTCACCAAGTCTTCCTTTTATTTGATTTTCAAAGTCATTAACAGCGTCAACACTTTTTATAACAGTTGCCGAAACGGTTTTTTGTGCTGCCGGATTGTTTTCTGCCAGAACTTTGTATGTCATTTTAACTGTTTCCATTTCAGATCTCCTTGAATATTAATAATGTTAATTTTGCTCAAATTGACGTTTTGTCAAGAAAAATTATAGCTCAAGAAAAATAATGTCTATGACAGCGGGCTATAAGGTTAAAGCATATTGTTTTACCTTCGCGAGCTGCACATGGCTATATAGCTCAGAGCAAACGTCTACCTAATAAACTCGCGATAAGGGCTACTTTGTTCAACTTGCCAGGGGCAATCATAGCTCATTGTGACAGCACCTTCGGTCAATTTATCGTACAGTACTTTGTCATCGTCGTACACGGTCTTGATTCGCTCTAAATTCGAGCGAGTTTCTTCCCAATCGGCAAACCCGTGCTTGTCAAATTTGCGATAGTCTATATTACCGTTGCCATCTCTGATAACAACTTGATTATTTTTGTCTCTAAAATAGACTGTTGACCACTTAATCGCGTCTTCAAAAAGATTAAATTTCATTTCAGATCTCCTTTTTGTTGTTGTTAAAGTCAATCATAATTTCTATAAGAAATATATGACATTGTCATGATAATGTCAAGTAAAATCGTACATGATTTAAAATATATTTTTAAGGTGTGATCAAATCACATGTTGGTTTTAAAAAGAAATAGAAGGGGTAACTAAATCCGCTGGAGCTTTGTTAAACTCATCTTGATATGCGATTACGGTCGTTGTGCGGCAAAAGCCATGGTAGGGGGGAAGCCCAACGCCCGCGGGCACTTCATCTCCGGAATATTTAGACGCGAAGGCAGACACTTTCTTATCACTGTACCAAGGAGCGATCTTCTTAATTGCTTCAACAGTTTTTGCCTTCATCAATTTGTTGCGCTGATCTATCGCTTTAGAAACTGGAATTATTTTCCCATTCAAAAACCGGCAGATTGCGGACGTCCTATTATCCATTACAGCCACTATTTTAATAAAATCAATTCCTGCTTTTTCATACGCAGACGTCCGCCCAAATTCACGCGATCTGGTAACGATATGCTCTGATAACATTTCCCAATAATTATTCGTTTTCTCAAATTTATTACTTAAAAGCCCCTTGAACAGTTTCCCTGCTTCATCTCTGCCAAGCCCGGCTTTAAGTACCTTTGCGGCTATCGAGTTAAGCTCTTTGTTCAGATCGGATGAATAACTATCACCGATCCAAAATTGTTTGACATCTTTTTCAAACAACCAGCGCAATGCTTTTTTATCGACAGTGTTAAATTCAAAATCAATTCCGATTTCTATATGACCTTTGGTGTAAGATTCAAGTTGTATCTTCTGAATATCACGCCTGAATACTTCAGACATTCTCGCACCAAGTTTGTCTTCAAGTTCCTGCACAACGATATTAAATTCTTCTTTGCTTATATCATTGTTTTGTTTACCTGCTGCTAAATATCTGATAACGTCACGCAAAGCATTTTTCTGTTCATCATTCCATGTCTGCACTAACAGTTTAGTCATTCTGTTTGCAAGTCCAACCCATTTACTGCCTTTTGCAATAAGAGCAAGTATATCATTTACTTCATAGACACATTCATCAATCGGATCGATCATAATATTTTCTCATAAATAAACTGATAATATTTTTGTCCGCTGCTTAAGGTCGATCCGTATTTCTTAATAAATTCGAACTGCCGGAAACGACTATCGCTTAACATAAGCTGTGTGAATACTCCCGTGTTCGGACTATCTGAATAATTAGAACTGATCACCAAGACATCAGGGTTAAAGCTGTACAGATAATTTAATTTATAAATGAATGTCAATGTGCATCTTGTCTGCAGATCATAATTGCTATGATTGTTTTTATATTCATTTTCAGTAATCTCTTTATTTAATAATCCATTCAGATCAAGTGTTTCCATTTTCGTGAGAAAAGGAATGTAACCGGCATCTGTGTAAACGCAAAGCTTTTTATTTTTAGTATAATTAGCGTCTATAAAATTTGCCGTCTGCACCATATCGTTGTTTATCATTCTTTCATCATTTATATAATTCAGTTCCTTATTCAATGAGTAAGCATAAAAGCTCAATTGAAGAATGATTAAAGGCAGAACTAATTTATTAGGCAAGGATTGCACAGAGGCCATCATAATTAAAACGAGAGGAAACATCTGAATGTAAAATCTGTAGCTGTAATTCATGGCAAGGTGACAATTAAGATAATACATTATTACTGCTGCGAACATAACAGGGATCCACCATTGTATTTTAATCAGTTTCTTCCTGTAGCCGTAATTGATAATTATTAAAGGCACGCTTAAATAAAGCAAGAAGTATTCCGAAAACTCAATTAAGTTAGATTTAAATTGTTGAGGGGCAAGACCTTTATGATAAAATGAATTTGGCAGAACATTTCCATAATAGTAGAATTTAAAAATCAGATAAGCTCCAATAAAAATTAAATATATTACCGAAATGTTTTTCTTTCGAACAGACGCCAGAATAAGAAGCGAAAACAGCACTCCTTCAGGCCTGGCAAGGCTTATCAGAATCAAAGAAAGATAAATCAGTTTATCTTTCCCTTCGCGGAAGGCATAAAGGGCGAGCAGAAATAAAAAAATAAACAGCATTGTTTCAAGTCCGGAAAAAGCATGAGTAAGGAGAGCAGGCGCAGACAGATAACTAATCATAACCAATATTCTAACTGCTCGGTTGCGGGTATATTTATATAAGACATAACCGCCGAACAGATATGACAAAGCACCAATCGCGTAAGCAGTTATTATATATTTCAAAGGAGATACAATCAAGATAAGCAGCAGAAGCACCCCAGTATAACCTTCAAAGTATTCACCAACGTTCCAATTGAGCTGAGAGTGATTTCTAAAGTTATCTGCGTACCTGAACAGAATTGCGGAATCATCAACCGTCCATTTCGGATAAAAGATTATTATCGCCAATGCTGCCGTAAAGTATATAATAAACTCTTTATGTTTTTCTAAAAATAATTTAATCATTATTTTGTCTTCTTACTTATCAGCCATCTTCTAAGCCACATAATATCAATCTTTGTGTTTCTCCTTTCGTTATATATCTTCATCCATTTCTCAAAATCTTCTATCCGATTTATTGAATAAAGAAAAAATGCTTCATCAGCGATTCCAAGGAGTAACCAGTTTCTATCTTGTTCAAAATCTTTTTGCGCTTGCTCGATAAAACAGGGAAGTGAATCATTGATGATAGTATTCATTAGCTCATGCCGGGCCACTGAATCCGGGATAGGGGAGTAAGCTGTTTGTGCTTCGGCATTGCTAAAGAATAATAAGCATAATATTATAAATGTTGTTTTCATTTATCATCAGCCTTCATATCTTCAAGGGTAGTTCGTATCATCCTAAGTTGTTTGGCAAGCATCGCGATGCCATCAGACTTGTTTACGGGGACATTATCTTTCCCATATCCCGGCACTGCCTCAAGCGGATAGCCTATTTCGCCTGCAGCATATTCAGGGGAAATAATACCTGCCCCAATCATAGCCTGATACCAAGTAGCATCTTCGAGCGCATTGGTGAATTCAAAACTATCAAATTTTATTTTCCAGCTCATTATGTTCATCCCTAAAAGTAAGCTGTTAATAAATCTTGCTAATGTTTTTTTCCGTGGCATAAAAACAAGCTCATTGATAAGTTTTAATTGTTCTCTTACTTCACCACCACCGCCAAGTCTTGATATTGATTCAAGACCCACTAACCTGGGGGAGAGTCCATGAGCACTTACTATTTCTTCCCGGTTATCCTGCCTCATACCTCGGAATGCAGCGTCCTTAATATCGGCATCCATCTTGTCAATCTTGATTGAATTATCAGACGGCGAGTCAGACCATAACACAAGAGCCTTTTTACCTGTCTGACCCGGATTGCCAAAATTACCCGAGAAAAATGCATTTACATCAGCCTCTGTCTTTGCGTCCCGGTCAAAACCAAACATACTGATAATCGTTTCCGGAATCGGATTTGAAAATCTGTTTATATTAAAAATCTTTGCCGCATCATCAAGATAAATTGTTTGTAACACGCCTATATATTCTGGGATGCCGTAATAACGGCTGTTTGGGTTATAGTTCTTCATGTGTATGTATTCGCGACGCTCCTTTGGATCAGGCTTATAGTTTGCACCCATGTAGGGGACATAAGTAATCTGAGTGCCGGCAATATCTTCTTGCAAAAATCTGATTTTATTTATGATGTTTATATTACTGTCCTTCGCGCCGATCTGATGAAATTCAGAAACTTCATTCTTGCGATTCCTTACAATCTCGCCATAACCATTGCCAAATATTTCAAAGTCTAATTGAAAATTATAAATCTCTTCAAGATTAGAGACAATAAACTGATCGGCCTTTTCATAATCTTCGTCCGTGGCTTTCTTTGCATCTTTCGGGTCATAAATAGTATAACCGAGTCTTGTGGTTACACCAGCTTTAACAAGACAGCATCTTTGGTGGTATGCATTCATATCATAAAGTTTTGCAAGTCCGGATGTATCGTAAGGGGGAGTGATAAGCATGTTCGATTTATTTTCTGCATCATCCTGTATGGATTCTTTTTTTAATTGAACAGAAGGCTTATCCTGTATGTTAAATTTATTTATTAAAGTTGAATGCACCTTGCTCATATATAATTCCTTCTGATTAAATTAAACTCGACGATAATTTATTTTTTCGTCTTCCCTTACGAACCCAGTTCCAATATACAGCTGCATCTCCCTTGTTCGGAGAGCGTCCAAGCCTTTTCTTAATTGTATCTTTCGATTCTACAATCATAACTTTGTCATTATCAGTATAAGTGGGGGAGCAGAGATCGGCGATTAGTTCTTCATCATTCGGGATGCATATCTCATCATTGTTCAAATCTTCTCTCATTTGCCACCACATCTGGGATCTTAGATTGTTGAACTTATATTCGTTCTTCCCATCCGGGACAGCCGCATTACCGCCTTTAAGATTTGCCACTTTCAAACCGTATTCTTTCAATCCATTTATAGTCCCGGCACCAACGCCAACACCATCAACACCGCAGTATGACGGATCAATGTTGTAAGTTACCATCATAGGTCTTACTGTTGCTTTGCCAAGTTGGTTACTATCCGGGCATTGGAAGGCATCTACTTTTTCCAGCACTGCACCTTTACCAAACGCTATTGCTGCCTGATCTCCGGTGTCACTATCGGCAACATCAATTCCTAATGCATACAAGCCTTTAGAGTAAGCGGTGCGGTCTCTTTCTGCAGCCCTGTAACACCATTCGACTCTTATCAGACTATCGCTTGATTGAGCAGGAGAAATGCCGCGCACACGGCTTAAGTAGCGAGGATGGTCTACACTGTGAACATCATCCAAAATATCTTTAATGCCCTGCATCGATTTGCCGCCGGGGATAAACGTCGCATCGTTGAGGATGATATTTGGATAATCATGTCCTGATATTCTGATAGGCCTTGTACGCGGATGCTTGCAGAAATTATGTAGGTTGTCGAGGTGATGGTTCGGGTTGCCGAGGGCTAAGATTAAATTATGCGGAGCTTGACTTGTAGCCTTAAATGAATTTATGATAGAGCGCGGAATTCCGGGTGTCTCTTCAAGAATTATCAGCATATGTTCGGCATGGAATCCCTGAGCTTTTTCTTCAGTGTCTTTATCTGCTTTCGTGCCCGACACAAAACCAATTAAAGCCCACTTATATGATTTCTTAAAATCTTCGGACATCGTAATCTCGAGATTGCCAAGTTTGCCTTTATTAAATCTTGGATATAAATATCTGATCTCTTTCCATATCTGCGTTTCAAGCTGTCGTTCTTTCGGAGCGGTTGTAAGAACAAGACTATTTTCAAAGCAATTCAAAAACCACAGAGCAATACACGCAGCGATAAAAGTCTTGCTGCAACCTGTTGCGGATTCAACTCCAACCCATTCGTTATTTACAAGAGCTTCAAATATTTGTACAAGCGGGTTTACTGTTCCATCCCATTGATGATTTTTATACTCAGGTAAAAGTGTCCAGTCAATAGTTTCACGTTTAACACCAAGTTCATTTACAACGTATTCAATCGGATTGTTTGCGTAAAATTCCCTCATAGATGCGTATGATTTCAGTTCTTCAGATTTGCGCTTCCGCTCTTCTTCTTCTATCTCAATCAGTATTTGCATTTCATCATAAGCCATTTTATTTACGCCAGTCCTAAAAGTTTAAGATAACCTTCAACATCTTCCTTATTTTTTATTTTTTGTTTTAGCGTCTTTAGTTGATCATCAGAAAGCTGAGAATAATTTATGTTGCTTATTGACATCGAACCCTTGAATTTTATTTCTTCCACATAAAGTCCCTGAAGCTTGTCACGGTCTTTCATAGCATCAAGAGCGAGTTTGGGATCATCCATTTTATAATTACGAATTATAAATTCACGGTCTCTGATTGCATGAACGAAGGCCTTTTCTTTCTTCAAGCGTGTAAGTCTTCTTACTTCCTTTCGCGCTTCTTTGATGTACTCCATAGCCCAGCGTTCTTCTATCTTGAATTGATCACAGACAGCCATTGCAAGATCATGCGTTCTCTTTGATTCAAGGAAGCGGTCATTCTTCAAGATCAGAGTTACGACAGCATCAACTCTGATGTAAAAGGCTTCTGTATGTTCACCGTCTATTCGTGGCATAGTTATATAATTAATTTAATATGGAGCGGTAAGGTCAGCATTACACTGCCACCTTCTCACTGGGAAGTGAGCTATGCTCTTTTACAACATTACCGCATAATTTTTTAGGATATGGTTTTCTTAATTTTTCTATTTGTTTTTTAATTTCATTATCAAGTGACATTAAATACCGGAGCCTATAACCGCCATCTCTTTTGGGACAATCAAGTCCTTTTATGCTACCGAAAAGTGAATGCATGTTTCTTTGATGTTGCCATCTACCGTTTATAAAAAATTCAGGAGTTGATTTTACTTTGCCCGTATAAACCCAATTACCAGCTTGATATATTATTCCCAAATGGTTCTGTCTATCATC